AGTTCCTTATTGAACCACCAAGACTTAGCCTGCTCTCGGGCCGATGCCGTGGACAAGGTGCGGAGCGCAGCAGGAACCATCGGATGGCTCTCTGCTATCGAGTTAATGGGCAATTCGCCCAAAGTCGCAAGCATGTCGTTGATGACATCTAGCTGGGTCATTGCAGGCATAAGTATCCTTTACGCAAAATGCCCCTACCCTCCGAAGAAGATAGGGGCAAGTTGAATTAGGGGAGGAGATAAGAGACAGCCGCCTGCAACAAAGAAATATCATCTTTGAACTTACCTAGTCCAAGATTACACTCATTGCATAGTAGGCCACGAACTGCTCCCGTGCTGTGGCAATGGTCAACATTGCAGTTAGCCGGGTGGCTTCCCTTAACATTGGCCGCATTGAACTCTTTGTCGCAAATAGCGCAACGGTTATTCTGAGCAAGGCGCATAGCGTCGTACTCTTCTACACGAATGCGATATCTTTTCCAGAGGTCATGCGCCCGTACCTGCTCCGGGGTTCGCTCAGTTATAGGCTTACCGGCGGCCTTTCGGCGTTTCCGGTACTCCTTCATATACTCTCGCTGTTCCTCGTTAGTACGCATCAGGGCAACAGGATCGCACCCGCGTACTCGCTGCGGTCAGGAGTAACGCCGAACGCGGCATGGCTGTCAACGATCCAAGACTTGAAAATCTTGTCGTAGAACAGGTCATGCGAGAGCGGGATCGTCTCACCAGCCAGCATAGCCTTGGTCGAGAACGCAAGGGCAGCGAGCTTCGAGAAGTCACCATCATAAGCGTTGCCGTTGCCCGAAGTGGACAGAAGGTGGTTCGACACAACGCCGCTAGGCAGGTTCTTGGTCTTGATGACCGGGCAACCGAATGCCTTGAAGATCATCGCGCCCTCAACCCGAGTACCACGAGCCGTGACGTACTCGCCGTTTACAATCTGCTCTGCGTCGAGAAGGGTGTAGAACGTCGAAGGCTGCATGGCAATGATGATGTCATCCTCGCCCGGCACAACGTCCTTGTCTTCCATCTTGACCAGCAGGTTGCTGATAGACTTGTACATCTTGGCCGGATCGCTCAGATCGCCAGCAGACGACAGGGTTTCCACCGAGCCGCCCTTGAAGCCCGAAGGCTTACCAGCAGTACCTGCACCATAGCGGCTGTTAGTATCCTGAGCTGCCTTAGCTGCCTGGATAAAGAACGCCTGATCCATGAAACGTGCCATGGCCTCGCCGTCCTCAACGCCAAGCTCAACGCGGGCATCATAGGAAGTCTGGAAAGTTTCCAGCAGCGGCAGGAAGTGGCGGGTATAGACCAGCGTGTCAATAACGAGCGTGTTACGGCCAACGTCATTCTTGGTGGCAGCCGGAGCTTCACCAGCAGTGACCTTGCCCACGACGCTATCACCGAAGCCATAGCTACCGATGCGGTTAGTACCACGAACCGGACGCATGTTGACATACGGGGCCAGACGCGACTTGCGCTTGATCGTATGCTGAACCTGCTGGCCGTACTCGGTTACTGCAGCGGCATTGATATCACCAGTCTGATTGAACTGGCCGGGATGGGTAATCTGTGCTTCCGGGACAATCGCGCCGGGATCAACAAAAAGAGGCATATTCTATAATCCTAAATTAACGACCGAAGAAACGGCGCTTGAGGTCTGCATATTCAGGCGACCCGTCCATCGAGTTACCCAGCTTTTGGTGTAGTGCGCTAACTTCCTTGTGGTAGTCAGCTTGTGTCAACCGGGCTTGCGGTTGAGCAGCCACGCCCGAAGCCTGAGAGGCCGGGTTAGCTGGGGTTACGGTTGTTCCCTTGGCCGTCGAGTAGGCCGTTACGAGCATCTGGGCTGCTGCCCGAGCCTGGAAGCCCCCTGCATCGAACATGGCATTAATAGCCGCCTTCTCTGCTGGGTCCGCTTCCTTGCCCGCCCATTCCACAATGGCCTTCCACTTATCCTCGCCGCCCGCGATTGCATGGACAGCCTTGTTAGTGGCCTCCTGCTCTGCGGTAAACTTGCTAAGCTGGCGACCATGGGCGTCCTTGGCAAGCTGGACATGCTTTTCCCAACCCTTAGCCTCGTCGCCCAGCGTGGACAACTTAGCCTCGATAAAGCTGAAGTCGCCGTTAGCTGCGGCCACCATGGCAGGGTCGGTGCCCTCAATGCCCAATCGGCCAATAAAGGCCAAGGCAAGGTCAAGTCCGGCATCGCCAGTTTCGTCATAGACAACAAGGCCTGCCTCATCCTTCTCGGAAGGGACGGCCTCAACCTTTGGCTGCTCACCCGGCTTAGGGGCCTCAGGAGAGGGGGCCGGAGCAGGTGCGGGGGTTTCGGTCGGCGTCTCGACTTGAGGCGCTACAGACCCGTTTACCGGGGCACCCTGAGGCGGAACGATAGACCCGAAGGTTACTGCGGTATTGCCGTCCTGCGACGGGTTCTGTTCGTTTGCTTCACCTGGCATTATTCGGCTTTCTGTTGTTCCATAGCACCATTAGCCGCTACATCCACACCCGTCTGGGTAGCGTATGCTGCAGCCTGCTGCGCTTGGAGTTGTTGTTGTTCAGCCTGCTTCTGAGCCTCAGATTTGAGATAGGCCGTCACCTTAATCCTACGCGGGGTAGCGAGGGCTTGATAGATGGCACCCAGGTTCAATTCGTTGAGGGCGGCGGGAGGAAGCTGATTAACGGCTGCTACGTCTGCAAGCCAGAGCTTTAACTCGTCTAGATCGCCGCCTCTTGAGAGGGCGTCCAAACCAGTAACGATGGTAGGCTCGAAGGTTTCCTTACCAATAGGAATGTCCACTTCGGACAGTAGCCACATGGCCAGGGGCATTTGGAAGTCAACTGCAATACGCGAATAGGCCCCGCCCAAAGCTGTTTCTAGCTCGGTCGCGACCATGCGGATTTCTTCTGCAGTAACTCGCTCGGCATCCCTAACGATCTGGCTACCTAATAGGAAGGCCCTGCCGATACGGTTGATGTACTCGGCTGTCTGGTTCATTGTGATCTGCAAGTCGCCGGATTTACCAGAGCTTACCAGATGCACATCACCTTCAACACCGGGCATCGCGCCGCCGTTAGGCGTACCCTCGAAGTCTTCTGGCCGGGTCATCCCAGCAGGGTTGATTAGCCAGCGGAACTCAGATGCGAGGATCGCACCCTGGACCTGTGCCCGAGAGAGGGCAGATAGACCGGAGAAGTCATTCTCGTAATCCTCGACCAATCCTGTGCCGTAGTGCTGACCATCTGCCAAGTCCCACGTTAGCGGGCGGTAGGGCAGCTTTTCCTCTGACCACTTACCATCAAACCGCTTGGGCAATTGGAAGTTGTCAACCCATTGGGTCATACGGTAATCGCCATCAGGATCGCGCTTAATCCAGCGGTACAGCGTAACCTCTCGGTCGTACTGTGCGCCTAGATATTGTGCAGCCTGTAGCTTAACCTCGTCATCAAGCTCGTCCAGCAGCATCTTATCTGCAATAACGATTTCCAGAACCTTGCCAGTCAATGACCGGCGAACTGCGTACTTCTTGATCCCGAGAACCCGGAAGGTATCTGATAGATCGATCAGGACATTGCCCGTGATAATAAGGTGCTTGACTGCCTCATAGAGCTTAGGCCGAATAGCCTTCTTGTCTAGGACAGCAACAGCAGCTTTCTCACCCTGAGCTAGAGCGTCTGCAATAGCAGTCTCGTCAGCGCCTGCCTCAGCAATTTGCTTGGCTACGGCTTTGGATGGATCGAGACGAAAGAAAGGACGCGATGGGGCGAACAGCGCCAGCATCAGCTTATTGGACAGGTGGTTCGTGGATTGGGCACCTACTGCCTGAAAGTCCTGAGACACGTCCCGGTTGTTGTCCGTCTGATTATCAGGCAGGCAAATCTTGGGTAGCGTGTATGCAGCGAACAGTTCACAGCGGGTAATGAAACCACGGCGCAGCCCATCTAGCTGCTGCCACCGGCCCGGTGCATTACCTGCAAAGGCCATAGGTATTCCTTAAAGATTGATACCGGAAGTGCGGTTGATCTGGAACGAACTACGAGTAGTCCGGCGACGGCCCGTATTAGGATCAATCTCAGCGGCAGGAGTCTCCTCGGCTAGAGATACCTCTGCCTTATCGACGGGCTGTGCGAGTAGCTCAGCAGCCGCCTTGGACGCCTGCTCCATACGGAGAGAGCTTTCGCGGGCCTGGGTGGATGCCTGGATAGCATACTGATCGTTGACCGCCTGTTGCTTGGCCTGGGCCTCCATAGCCTTAGCTTGCCGCTTAGCAGCCTTATTACCAAAACACATTATGTAATCTCCTTGGATAAGTTGATAGCGATACGGGAAAACCCCTCGCGTTCGTATAGGGAAGCTAGTGCGTTGTCGCTCTTAGCCAGCGCCGTTCCGGCACAGATGAACTTAGCACCAGCTTCCCGAGCCTTCGCCTCAAAGAACTCAATAACCGAAGCAAATCGGCTACCCCGTTCCAAGGCGAAGACTAACTGCTCAGCGAGGATTGGGGTATCGCTCCACCACATCGTCGAGATATCATATACTACTAGATATCCGTCCACGATATAGGCGTTATCAGCTTCAAACACATTGCGTAATGCTACCATGGGATCAATATCCCCATGCATCTGCTTACGTGCCAATCGGCGAAGCTGATCTGCCTTCTCTATGAACTTATCTTTTACCAGTGCGTAGTGGTACGCCGCGAGCTTGGTCGTCGTCATTGATTGTGAACCCTTGACGGAGTATTCCTAGTACATATTGAATACCTAGTAGATATCCAACCTGCTGCTCTGTGGTGTCTTTACTCACCATAGGCTTAGGGAGTTGCCTCTCCAAGCTCTCATATACGGAAGTCGATAATCTGTAGAGATCATTCATACATTATTGTCCTTAGGGTTGACCTGGGAAATAGATACGTCTGCTCTCCTGCAATTGGGTACTGAAACGCGGACAGAGTTCCCTACGAGAAGAAGTAGGGCGAGTTGAGTACCTCTCGCAAGTCGAGATTGCCTTTAGCTGGGGGCTGGCCTAGCTCATAGCGGGCCTGCAAATC